GCAACAGAACTAGAACGCTTTGTTTACGATGAAACTGGTATTGTGTTACAATTAAAAGGTCGTGCTAACAAACTAAAATATCAAGTGGCCATGGATGTGCTTAATGGACAAGCAGTAGATCAAAAGTATGTTGGTGGAGATAACCCATACATTGACCGCACTGAACTAGTTCCAGTTGAAGCATTAAAGGAACCACCAGAGCGCGATAAGAATTTACCTGCACGTGGTCAAGTTCAGAACGTATTCTTAAGCAACGTTATTCCTCATCCAGAAGATGAAGCCAGAGCACAAGATAAAAAGGTCAGCATGTTGTTCCGCAAATACAACAATGGTATGATCAGTTATGAAATTCTTGGTCCATTAGAACAACGTCCACATGGTGAAAAGATTGACAAGTTTGGTCGCACTAGACCAGAAGTTATTAAGTGGGTTGATCCACGCACGGGTGAACAAGTTATTATGCGTGAAGATGGCACACTTACTCCACAAGGCAAACGCCTACGTGCTATGATGCAAACATTCAAAGTTAACAAGAGTAACCAATGGGATGTCTGGATTGATCGTGAGTTTGTATCGTTAAATCACGCAGTTGCACATAACCCATGGGACCTTAAGGCTTAATATGACAAACCCTAATGTTCGTGACGGTATGATTCACCAAGCGCAACAAGAGCGTATCACACGTGATACAATCATAATGCAAAAGGTAAATGCCGCACACCGCGAAGCGTTTAAAACACGCTTTCCTGGTCAAGTAGAACATTGTATGCGCCTGACAGCCGAAAGGCTGCAGGCCATTCTTACAAAGAAGCCTACTGACCTAGCAGATCCAGAGACATGGACTAGCACAGCAGATGAAATTGCAAAGTTAAGTGAAGCACTATGGCACCTAAGCGTAATTAGCCAAGTGTTTCCAATGGAGGATAGCAATGAAGAACATAGCAAGTAATGAAGTCAGTTCATTTGATTTAACAGGTAATTGGACACCAAACGGTTGCCATATTACATTTAAGTTAAACGAAGATGGCATGGGTGATACAGAAATTGATTATGTTTTTGATCATTATGATTTAACTTTCTTACGTGATGTTTTAAACGAATTCTTAGACAGCAAATCAAAGGAGTAACATGATAGGGCAAGAAACCTTAATGGCTCGTGCCCTGCGTTATTCTCTTGATAAGAATAACGTTGCGCCAGAAACTTATAAACGTTGGCCAAGTAATTTACAAAACCAACTACAAGACTTAGTAATTGAAATTGCAGATGACATGAAGTATAATCAATTAAAATACTTTAGACCATTTGAACATCAACTTACTTTCTTTGCCACTGGCAAATCAGAACGCCGTGGTATTCTAGCCGCAAACCGTATTGGTAAAACAGTATCAACATGTGCTGAAACAGCTATGCACTTAACAGGACAATATCCTGAATGGTGGAATGGTTATCGTTTCAACAAACCTATTACTTGCATGGTAGCAGGTGAAGGTTGGTCACAGGTTGCGCTTGTATTACAGAATGAACTGCTGGGAACCCAAGATGTTAAGATTACAGAGAACTTAGGCACGGGTTTCATTCCTCGCGACTGCATTGTAGTTGACACTATGCGTAATGATGGTGCTAACTGTATTGGTGTAGAGATCAAACATACTAGTGGCTCAAACAGCTACTTGTTGTTTGCAAACTATACGCAGGAAGTTCGTCAGCTACAGGGTTTCAAATTAAACCTTGCTGTGTTTGATGAACAGCCACCAGATGACTTCTTCTCAGAAATTGTTACACGAACCGCTACCACACAAGGTAAAGTGTTGTGCTCATTCACACCACTTAAAGGCCTTAACGGACTGGTATCAAAGTTTTGGAACAACGAAGAAGGATATGAATACATTCGTGTAAGTTGGGATGATGTTCCTGAGTATGATCCTTGGGGCCAAGCATTCCTACTGAAGGAGACTCGCCGTCAGTTAGAGCGTGATTACTTGCCACATGAAAGAGAAGCCCGTATTGCTGGTAAACCAGTTATGGGTAAAGGTGCTGTATTCCAGTTACGAGAATGGCCAACATATCAAACAGGCGATTACGACTTTATGCGTATGCCAAATATTCAACGTGTTATTGCACTAGACTTAGGTTTAGTAAATGACCAAACAGTTATATCACTAATGTATTGGGATCCATATGAAAGAACAGCATTTTTACACAAACAAATCTGTGTCCAAGGGGTTGAAGAAGCAGTCCCCTCTCAGTATATCAATCATTTGCTTCGTCCAGAGGTTTTTGGTTGCCCTATTGTTTTGCCTAGTGATGCTAGCACTCCAGGTCGTTACACAATGAGTTCAAATTCAATTCGTGAACTATTTGAAAGTTATGAATTGAATGTATATCACAAAGCAATTATGAATCCACCAGACCAAGAAGGTCGTGTAACTAATCATAAGAGTTACGGTATCAACCAAATGCGTCAAATGTTAGAAGTTGGATCACTAATGGTAAATCAAAACTGCACACAGTTTTTAAGTGATGCACAAAACTATTATGTAGATCAACAAGGACGTTTTAGTGATCCAGACGATACTATTGACTCTGCTCGTTATGCGTTATTGGCTTGTTTACAAGGCATTGCTGAGCCTTGGGATAATCGCAGTCCACAACAACGTATGGCGGCTGCTCGTGACAAGTATTACAAACCAAAAGACGAGACTAACAAGCCCGCTTGGAAGAAAACATTTTCACCAGAATAAGGAATAGAAATGGCATTAGAAAAAACAGGAAGATTTTTAACAACAGTTGGAGAACAACCCCCTGTTGTATTGTGTGAAGAACACGCAAAGATATTTGAAATTGCTATGACAGCAAATGATATCCCGCATACAATATATGAATTTGATGATGAAACTGAGTCGCAGTATTGTCAGGCTTGTGATCTTAAAGTAGCCAAAGAATACGTTAAACGTGTAGAAGAACAAGAAAGCCAACCTAAAATTATTATGCCTGGAGAATTTCAATGAGTTACATAATTGCATCATTGCCGCCAGTCAAGTGCTTTGTTAAGCGTGAGTTTCTTTATAACTTTGAAAAAGGGCACGGAGAATTAGAACCAGCAATATGGGTTAGTCTTAAAGCTTTAAGAGGGCAAGTGTTTCGCATTGAATCGCTGTTGCCAAATTATGGAGCACTTTACGACAAACTACCTATACATGCTTATGTGTGGCAGAAAAATCACACAGGTAATTTGCCTATTGACATGTTACAATTATGGGATTGCATGGGGTATCGTTTTACTATTGTTGAAAAGATAGGACTACGCAATTTAGGCGTAAAATTCTTAGGCAAAGATAAAGCTTGGTATTATGGCAATTATTTGTTTACAGTAGATTTTTGTGCCGATGGCATGGATGTAGATACAGGATTTACTGAAGTTGCTGAAGAACACAAATCGTTTAACTTTATTAAATTAGAAAACGGTCAGTTTGCTTGTCAGCCTAACAATCGTTGTTTATGGTATGATCAAAGTTTAATTCCAGCAGAAACTAAATTTCCTGACTTTCAAGCCGCTCAAAATCTTTGGACTGTTGACGGAACACGCAAATGGACGGCAGGCGATGACTGGTTTTATAACATTGAAGAGCGAAACAAAACGTCTTAATTGTGCCGTCAGGTGAATTTTAATGATGCTAAATAATACATCAGTAAAGGAAAACTAAACTCATGTTGGATATAAAAAATATTCCAGTGCAGGACATTAATCAGAACAAGAAGATTAACGCTACTTTTGTCCGCATGAAGAACTTAATGGATGTCAAAATGGCATCTTACCTGCGTTATTTGGGCACAAAAAATGCTGTAAACCGTGCAAGTGATTACCACTACTTGTGCTTGGCTGTTACAGATTCTACAGCACCAGTAAACGGCATTGATTACATTCACCCATCCGTAAAACCAGTTGTTGATTATGCCACAGCAGTTATTGCCAAAGGCTTAATGCCTAACGGTGAAGTTAACTTTGACTTTGTAGCAGATGATGCTGATGATGAAGTTGCGGCACGTCAAGCAACTAACATGGTTAGCAAAGTTGTTAACCAAATGAATGATCCACACTTTATTCTAGAACGTTGGGTTATGGATGCTTGTATGCACAAAAACGGTATGATGATGATCAAACC